TCCTTTAAACATTATCAATTGGCGTTGGGGCAGTCGCTAATGCACCGCACAAAGCACACTCCATGTCTAACATATACAAAGATATTTCGCCATCTTCAAACATTACTTTTACATTCCATAAAGTAGAGCCACAAACACATACTTCTAATGGTTTTTCTCTGTCTCTAAGATCCATCATAGGTAGGCTGCTTTACCTAATATAGAAGTTTTTGCTGTTTGTATTCCTCGTTCAACCTCTTGTTCTGTCATATCTCCTACATCTTTAACATCAATATTTGTGTAATTAAAATACGATAGTTCCATCCCGTACTTTCTAGAAAACTCACGCATTTGTTCATTTGCTGTATGTCCAGCCTTATCATTGTCAAGTGCTGCGATAACTTTAAGTGCACGTCTCATAATTTTTGCTTGATCTTCACTAATAAGTGCGCCAAAGGTAGATATCGCTTGATGTCCTAGCCCAGTTAATCGAACTGCATCCAACGGTGACTCTACAACAATTAGTGGTTTATTAATTAACTCATCTTCCATAATCTCTACGCCAAATACTGTCTTAGATTTTTTTACTCCCGCTGGTTGATTTTTAAAAAACCTGCCACGAGCGCCTTTTTCTTGCCAACCCCAAAGCGATCCATCATTTGGATCTCTAATTGGTAGAATCCATGCTTCGTTTTTTAAATCCCACCTAACACCGTGTGCATCTACTGCTTCTCGTTTTAAAAATCGTTTTCTTAATTCTAAATCTGGTGCATCTATGTAAACTGCAAGACGAGCCTCTGACATCGGTATTTGTTCTGGCTCTGCTTGTACGTATTGAGGAAGTTCTTTTATTCGTTTCATTAAAGAATCAATAGGTTTTTCAGCAGTATCATCGATGTAATCTCTAGCATCGTGATAATCAATTCCTTTTACATCAGCAATTAACGTGTAAATGTTCCCCTTGTATCCGCAGGAAAAACAAATGTGGGCACCAGTTTCCGTATTAATCCACCAAGAGGGCCTGCGATCTTCTTTGCCAGTTCTTTTTTTATGCATTGGACATAGACCATTAACTTCACTGCCTCGTTGTGCATATAGTGGAAGTTCTAAAAATAATAATATTTTTTCTACATCAATCACACACGGCCCCAATCAGAACAAAACTTACACTTCATCATCTGCTCTTCGTCATGAAAGCAACCAGTTTCCCAACGCCAAGTTAAAGCAGTCTCACTAGGACCACAGTTACGGCTAGCAACAATCTTTAATAATCTAATGTCTTCATCTTCTTCAATTGGTTCAAGACCTAAAATTACATCTGAATCTTGGAAGAAAGAAGATGAGTAACCAATAGAATCTGCGGTAACTTTTCCAGCACGCATCTTCCATAAAAGAGTTTGTGTAGTGATAATAATTGGTTTATCAATTCTTTGAGCCAGTCTTTTTAATGCACGGGTAACGTTAGTAATTGCTTGAGGAGTATTCATTTCTCCACTAACCTCATCAAGCATGAGATAAACACCGTCTACAAAAACAATGTCTGGTTTAGTTTGTTCTATCTTGGCTGCTAATGCAGACACCGTAATACCACTGACAGCATCAATTAAATGGAAAGATGGTTCTGTTTCCATTTTATTTAATACTTCAATGTAACGGTCTTCTTCTGCTGGTAATAACTTTCCACGACGTAATCTACTGTGAGAAATGTTTGCTCTCATTGCATCGTGACGTTGTTGTTGTTCATGATTGTTCATTTCAAAAGATTGAAACATGGGGATAAATCCTTGGGTGTGAACGTTGACCGCCATTTTTAAAGCAATTTGAGATTTACCAGTCTTAGGTGGAGCAATAATGGTTATTAGTTGGCCACCTTGAAGTCCAGCAGTTGCTTCATCAATTTTAGAAAATCCCGTAGGTATACCTAAGAACTCTTGATTTTGTAATGCTTGGTATTCTTTATAACGTTGCTCGGTATTTTTTGTTAAATCAATTTCATGTGTACCAAGAATGCCTTGTTCATTTACTTTCGTAATAGTTGCTTCCATTGCAAGCAAGGCAGCGTTGTGATCATTCTCTTGCAGTTGTTCTACTGCAGTTTCTAATCCTTGACGAGTAAGGAGACGGCGGCGAAAGTCCACCATTGTGTCAAGTAAATAATCGACACTGTCTTGTACATCTAATACTTTGTAATTTGGATAGTGATCTTTAACGGTTACAGCAGTTGGGACCTCACTGTATTCGCCGTAGTGTTTTCTAACAAAAGACCAAGCCTTGCGGTTATCTTCATCTAAAAACCAAGATTCATTTACGCCTCGTTGAAGAGCAGGAACAATGTCTCTGTCACGTATTATCTTGCTAACTAAACGGTGTTCGTTATCTGCTGCCATTATGCCCCCTCTTACAAATTCTTTAGTTCAACTCCTGCTGACCCATATCTTGCCACTCTATTTGGTATATCTACTACTCCTCTAAGATTAGCACGATACGGAATCTTCCTAATTAACTCGGCTGGATCAGCGTATAACTGCCAGTAGTTAAATGGGTTAACAATCTCTCGTTCTAATTTTTCAAAAGCCTTCTCTAACAACTCATCTGTCCAACCCAAGTCTGCATAGCCTGCTAACTCAAGTGACAGTCCATAATCATTAGATAGTTTCCAAAGTTTATGCGCCCCCTCTAACTGTATGTCCCCTAGTTTATGACTAACTTTTGTAAGAAAAAGTTTTCCTGTTATTTCTTCTACTAAAGTTATTACAACATCTGTTACACACACTACTTGCGGAGAGGAGACGTTTGATATGTCTCCATTTTTCATAGTACCTCGACTTTAGCATACCTAACTACAAAATCACGAAACGTCTTTGGGTCTACGTTTGCCTGCTGGGCTAACTCCTCTGGAACTTCACTTGGAACAAGTATTGAGTAGTGTCCTTTATTCATGAGCATCTTATTGTTTACAAAAGAGACGTGCTTGCACAAGAGAGTCTTTTTCCATACGGGACAGTTGCATCTAATCTTTTTTGTTTTAGTATCAACCTCAACTTCAAAGATACCAGCAGCCTGAGAGGAGATAAATAGTTGCACTGTTCTCCAAGGACTCTCCATACTCATCCCTTTCATTGTGCTGCTCTCAAATCTGCGCCGACTATAGGAACTCTGATAAAGGCTTCGTGGGCAAAACTAGCCATCGCTTCCTTGTACTCTGCTTCCCAATTTTCTAGCCGTACATTGGTGGTGACAATTGTTGGCAGAGCCTTGTCGTATCTAAGTCTAAGTATCTCATCAAAAGATGTGTCATCGTACTTTGAACCATACTCTTTTCCTAGATCATCAATTACAAGAATTCTTACATTTAACCAATCAAATTTAGATCTGCCATGAAAGCCATCTATCTCATAGACGGCCTGCTTCTTATCATCAAAGTCAGAGTCAAAGGTTGATTTCTTTCTAGATAAGAACTCTGGATAGGTCATGTAGTACACAGGCCTTGCTCCAATACCAAAGTCAGATGAACTCATGCCTAGCACCTTTGCAGCCTCTGCATCATTGTCTGGAAGTCTTCTGACAAATTCCATAGCGGCAACTACTGCATGGGTGGTCTTACCAATTCCAGGTCCTCCATCAAACAGAAGGCCTACACCGTTGACTCCTATGTTTCCAATCTGCTTAATGATTTGACCACTAACACAGTCATCAATCCACGTAGTCACCTCGTCAGGAAAGGATCCCGCTCTGTCCACAAGGTCTTGTGGCTCAAGACCGAGGAAGCGACGTGGGATATTTGAGTTACGTAGTAGCCAGTGCTTCTTTAAGGCTGATAGTTGGTTGATGTCATACATCGTCGTCTTCAAACTCAAACTCATACATACCGCCATACCGCATGCCTACACTTAGGATCCAGGAACCAATCATAATCATTACATCGCCAAAAAATCTGAGCGCTCTATTATTAGTTGGATAAATTAGTCTGTTATTCATCTGACCCTCTATCTACTATGACCTTTTCCCAATCGGTATTACAAGAGTAACATCTTAAATCTAGATCCATACTACCTCGTTCAGTTGCAACACCGTGAACCTTCTCTTTACAGGAAGGGCAGAAGAAACTGAACTCAAGCATTACGCAGATTTAAAAGTAACAACCCCAACAAAAGATGTTGGCTTGCCCTTTGCATCCTTACCTTCGCCTGCAATCATCTTCACGCTCTTGCGTGGTGTAAGTGCTTGCACTTGGCTCTTGACCCAACGCTTACCCGCTGATGCATTAGACCATGCTGAAGTATTTAATACCTCTGTGCCATCCATTCCATCTGTAGTGATGCTGATAATTGCCA